ATATCAATCTCGCACTGACGCTCCCGTGGGAAGAGTTTGGCGGCAAGATTGATATTGCCCGCACGAGTCAGGGGATTCTTGAAGCCGGTCCGCATAATGACGGGCACGACTGGTGCGGCACACGGTTTGGATCGAACCGCGATATGGGCACGTTGAAGTTTGCGGCACAAGATCCGATCTTCTTCATGCATCACGGCAACATCGACCGTATCTTCTCGTTGTATCGGGGTGAGATGCCGGACGTGAATGGCCCGTGGGGTCAGCAAACCTACGACTACACCGATGCGGATGGTTCGACGGTGACGGTGAGTGTGAAGGAGATCATGACGGTGCTGACACCGCAGGTGCATTACGTCGCACCGTCTGATGATAAACTTCCGCAACTGCTCGCTGCCTCGCGCCCACGCAAGGAACGCGCCGTGGTGTCGATGCCGTTCAGCAACATCACGGTGTTGCCGTCGGTGCCCACGACAGTAGCAGTATCGATGAAAGAGCCGCTACCGACTGACCTTGCGAATGATGTCGTGCTATTGGAAGTTGAAACGGGACCGATTCGTCGGCGTGGGCGTGCGACGATTCGTCTGTATGTGGATCGACAGTATGTCGGGCGCATCAAGATGTTGGATGGTGATCAACCCGCGACGCAGGATGCGAACACGACGCACACGTTTGTCGTCACCGCAAATAAACTCGGCACGTTGATGGGGTTTGTCGGTGATCCAAATCAATTCTCGGTGCGGTTTGAAGCGTCTGGGCTTGAGGCGCCGGTGCAGATCAAGCGTGTGAGTTTGCGACTATTACAATAAGGAGACGATATGGAATCTGCCCTGATAATCGATAAGAACCTAACAGCGTATCTTCTACTGGCACTCGCGATTTATGGAATTATTCGTGTAGCACGATGGTATGAGCGACGGAGATATGAGCAGTCGTCGCAATTCAACGATCTCTATCGCCACATCGAAGACAATAATCGCGTGTTGAGTTTACGCATCGAGGATGCCGAGCGAAACCTTCATCGTCGTATTGACGATCTGGTGAATACACCATCCTCATCCTGTGGGTGTGGGTCCAAGTGCAACTAAATATGATACATGACACATCGGAATGTGCTGGGCATCGATTATTCGATGTCCTGCCCCGCGTTATGCTTAACGAATGGTACGACACATCGGTGGTGGGTCAACTATCGGTTGACCGGTAAACCGTACGGAGAGTTGCCCAATATTACATGGACGCCCTCCACCACCGAAGGCGACGTGCCTCGTTATATTGAACTTGCGGCATGGGTGCTCGCCGTCGTCACCGCGACGCAACCGTCTGCTATTGTCTTGGAAGATTATGCCTTTGGTGCTCAAGGGCGACTCACCCAACTCAGCGAGAACGCGGGCACGCTCAAAGTGATGCTCCACAAACATCATCAGAACATTCCATTCCACATCGTAGCCCCCACCACCATGAAGAAGTTTGCCACAGGCCGCGGCATCGCGACGAAAGATGATATTTGGGCCGCATTTATTCAACGTGAACCGCACGCAGAACCGTGGGCAAAATTATGCCACCCGAAAGCGTTGCGAATCGGCAGCCCCGTCGCGGATATTGCCGATGCTTACTTTTTGGCACAATATGGACGAACTCACTTCCTCCCCCAAACGTAAACGCGTCACCCGCACCCCCGATGAAATGCGGGAATGTATTCTCTACTTTCGCGTCACGCGGCGAGAACTGGATGAAATCTATCGGTTCTCACGGGCACGCAAAGCCACGATGAGTTATATGATTCGTGAAGCCCTGCGAGAAAAATACCCCGATATTTTTGCCGACATTAATCGGCATATTCGCAAGCCTCGCCCTGCCAAGTCGGCGGAAACGCCGACACAAATGCTCCATTCGCTCGCAAACGGCAGCGTAACGATTGTTGACAGCGGTTCGGAAGAGTAGTATACTGAGTGTCCATTGGGGGGTCGTTCAATGGTAGGACAGCGCCCTTTGAAGGCGTGAATCGGGGTTCGAGTCCCTGCCCCTCAGCCAATTTTGAGTATACCTTATGCAGATCACGCAGCATTTCAGCACACCCTTTTGGATGGAACCACTCACGTTTGATTATGCCGCGGTCGCAGAAACGTGCATCGAGATTAGAGATAAAAGCCTTCACCCGAATCGAGTAGTATCCAATAAGGGCGGTTGGCAAAGTGACAACTTAAATTTCAAACAGTTAATTGATACCTATCCGGCGTTCGTTGAGTTTTATCGTGAATTTGTCAGGGCGGTTGAACTTGTCGGGCGTAGCATACACCCCGAGATCGAGGTGACTACGCGGAATGCTCAGGTGTGGATTAATATTAATGAACGTGGTCATTCGAATATATCGCACATTCATCCGGGATCATCTATTTCGACGGTGGTGTATATTCAAGTCGATGAGGATACCGGCGCAATTGTGTTTAGGGATGACTATACACCGATGAAACATTATCCAAAGATTCCATTTCCTTCGACGCGTTCGTTACTTCGCCCGACAGAAGCGATTCTTCCCACACAAGGTATGTTTTTGGCCTTTCCGGGATGGGTCTCTCATGAAGTGCAGCCGTCGAATAGTAATTTAACTCGGATTTCTTTGGCAGCCAATTTGATGCTTCGACAGAGATCGTAATATAACAGGCCCGCGTGGTGGAATGGCATACACGGTTGACTCAAAATCAACTGCTGGCAACGGCATACAGGTTCAAGTCCTGTCGCGGGCACCATCTAAATACTAATATATGACTATGACAAAAATTGCACAACCTTCGTGGTGTTGTAATTCGTGTGGCACACAATTTGGTCGGTGGTATGCGTCGGGTTACTATGCGGGCCCTCACGCGCATCTCGCCACGTATCATGTAGGTCGGTGCGATGTGTGTGAACGGGATCAAGTAGAAGTCACGGAACCAAGAGATTTTGGCTATCTCACGCCGGGGTGGAAGAAAGAAACTCGCTATGCGCGTGGCCGTGTGTAGAGTAATACTACCGAGGAGGCTGTATGCGCGTACACTTACGCAACGTTGTTCAATCCGCGATTGAACGGGGACTCGTCGTGGGGCATCATCGTGTGAGCAAGTTGCCAAAAACACAACAGAAAGATATGGACGCCTTCGTCGATACGATGATGAAGAGCGTGTGGGAATCGTTAGACGGCATTATTGATTTCCGCGACGATGATGAAGAAGTGGGAAATGATGACGGTCGCCCTCGCATCGGCTTTCAGTCAGTAGACGCCGTGTCAGGGACTATGCTTCCCGCAGAAGAAGAAATTGAGGACGATGATGATATCGTCCCATTAGATGTGCTACATCGCATTCGTGCGAAGTCACATCGTCGTAACCCGTAAAATATCATTTATATTATGACTAAAGACCTTGATGAACTCCTCTGTAAGAAGTATCCTGAAATTTTCCGCGACCGACAGGCGCCCATGAACAAAACCCTGATGTGTTGGGGGTTTGAATGCGGCGACGGGTGGTTTGCGTTGATTGATACGTTGTGCGCATCGCTCATGCATCCAGTGAAACAAGCGCGTGATGCCTATCAGAGCCGACTAGACACCCGCGAGCGGATTGAGACGGGTTCGGTGACTGCCGACCAAAAAGGGTTTGATTTTCTCAAGGACTATTCATCGGATGCGGCGATTGCGGCCGCGAAATTGGAATGGGAGCAGGAACAAGCCAATATTCCTGTCGCCGTACAAGTCAAAGAAAAATTCGGTGGATTGCGATTCTATGTGACGGGCGGCACCGACGCACAACACACCATGATTGAGTTTGCGGAAAACATGAGTTATCGTATTTGCGAAGACTGTGGCACCACCAAAGATGCGAAGTGTCGTCGTCAGGGGTGGCATCGTACGCTGTGTGTCCCGTGTGCGGTGGCAGACGGGCGTCATATTGATACGGAACCGAATGATGATTTATGGGGTGTGTAGTGTCGAGTTCTAAATATCGGCATGAAATTGTTACTCCTGTCTCTGTGTGGGCGAGATCATGAAGAGGAAGATGTTCGCTATCTGAATCTGTACCTCGCTTCTCTTCGCCGTCACGTCATTCCCCATTTTGAAACTCACGTTCTGTTGTTCAGTACGTTCAATGCGAAAGCCCGTACACAAGCCCGCGTCGAGGCGTTTGGGCTAACTCCCTACGTGACCGTATTACGGCTAGAAGATATGGGATTGCCTGAAGAGGCGGTGACTTCCATTAACGCATTAGGATATTTTCACAAAATCGGTATGCATATGAATTTGCTGTTTGATTATGCCCAGCAACATTCGTTTTTTGATGCGGATTGGATTTTTCATACCGATACCGATATTGAGTTTTTAGATAACTTTGCGGGGCAGTTATCGGCAATTACGGCGCTGCAACAATTTAATTCTAAGATTATTATTTCGTGTGCGGGTGATTCCAATCGTGCGTTTATTCGCTATAAGGACACGGAATATCGCATAGTCCCGCCTCCCCGCTGGCATGCCTATACCGAACCCTACCCAACGAAAAATTTTGATTTGCAATTGGCCAAACTCGAAACCAATCGAATATGGAGTGAGTTTCAACTTGGTGAATGGTTAACCGTTGAACCTGAAAGTTTGAAAATTCGAAATGATTTTGTCGGTATCAGTCGCGCAGCAACAGCGGATGCCGCTAAATTTAATTGGGTGAGTCTCACCTTTGTAATTAAAGATTCTCGTGAACTGCAAAATAATTCTGAGATAGTTTCAAACTGGTGGAAACGACACGAAGCGACGACCGATCTGCCCCTGCATGTAGCCTTTAATTTGGACAAAGGCGCGTCGGTACTATATGATGTTAAAACGGGAAAAAATGGGGGTCTCACATGGATTCAACTTCGACCGTATGAGGATATGGCAAAACATTATTCGTCGGGCTGGTTGGATGGGCAACGGTATATTGATACAAGTCATGCTATACTAAAAGAACATTATGCGGATAGCGAATCTGTATGGCAACACGATTATGTTTAGCCGGATAGCTCAATGGTAGAGCACCGCCTTTACACGGCGTAGGTTGTGGGTTCGAGTCCCTCTTCGGCTACCATGTATAATATGCTCCCGTAGTGTAATTACCCGCTTCTGAAACTATCGGCGTTTATAAATACTCTACGGAGTGTTTATGACTGGACAAAAATTCGGAAGATGGACTGTTATACAAGAAGCAGAAGACAATATCACCACAAAACCAAGCCATATTAAATGGGTGTGCCAATGTGAATGTGGAGAAAGAAAGTCAGTTATGTCGTATAACTTGACCAAAGGACTTTCTCGCAGTTGTGGATGCTATAATCGTGAAGTCGCCAGAGATAGAGGGCGCAATACGAAAAGTAATATTCATAAACACAATGAGAAACGGCCAAAATCTGATGGTCGAACAAAACACCCACTCGGGTATATCTACGTTTACATTAAACCATCCCATGAGTCACATTATGACATTGGTAAAAGAATATATGAACACACTTTAGTGATGTCAAATTTTCTAGGCAGAAAACTTCTGCCCCACGAAAATGTCCACCATAAAAATGGGCAACGAGATGACAACCGATTAGAAAATTTGGAACTATGGTCATCTTATCAGCCAGCAGGGCAGAAAGTTATTGACAAAGTTAAATGGGCCAAAGAAATTCTAGCTTTATATGGTACAATAGAATAATTGTTCAATATAGTAGGGTAGTTTAATGGCAAAACACCGGTCTTATACACCGTTCATCCCTAGATTGGGGAGCGATGCGAGTTCGAGTCTCGCCCCTACTACCATTTTCAAAAAACTATACCCTCGTAGCTCTAGATTAGGGCGGAGTCTTGGTTCGAATCCAAGCGGGAGTACCATTATGATGACAGAAACATCGCTACGCACTTTGATACGCGCACTCACCTATCGAATCCTCGCTATACTAACCACGGCACTCTTTACCGGTATATCGAGTGCGGTGACGATTCATTTCTGGCTCATTCTCATTCATTATGTGCATGAACGAGCGTGGCTCAAACTATCGTGGGGGTCACATCCTAAATAGACAGTAGGAGTGATCTTATGACTGCTATCTTTGCCGTGTTTCTTCGCTATCGACGACTGCTACTGCGTGGCGCTGCTGCACTCGCGCTACTCATTCTGGCTGCAATTATTGTTCACGGGGCGACCCGCCCTCCGCACATCGTACAACTCGATCCTATCACCAAAGTGGTTGAAGTGCCGGTGGAAAAAATTACCACTAAAACCGTGACGCAGTATGTGAAGGTGGAAGACCGTGCGGCGGCCAAACAACTCCTCGCAGATAATGAAAAATTGAAGGCCACCGTACAGCAACTCACTGTTTCGTTAGCCGAAGCCACGAGTAGGGGGCAGGGCGAAACGGTCATTACTATTCCGAGTACCACACCGGAGGAACCACCTCAGATTATTGAAGTGCCGGTAGAAGTCAAATTTAAGGATTGGCGACTGAACTTTCAAAGTGTTGGCACCTCAGGCACCTATACGTTATCCCAGAAGTTTTCTATTCTGAATACGGTGGGTCGCAACGAGAACAACGTTCCCGTGAATGTAGTGCGACTATTTGAAATTGGCGAACACGGAGAACGTCTTCCTATTCCCACGGTTGAGACGACCACCATTAGTGTGCAACCCGATCAGATGCGGTTTTATCTGAAGCCCACCCTACAAGCCGGAATCGGTGTTCTCCCTGAATGGTTGACGATCAATACTCCGACTACCACCGGCGGAACCACGAAGTATCCCGTATCAGGTGTAGTTGCCATTCCGTGGTGGAAACGTGGAACGACTCGTGCGGTAGAGACTACGCGATATGCATATCTAACACCGGCCATGACAATCAACGGGGAGCAAGTGGTGCTTGGTCTGCTTCCGATTTCCGCAAATATCGGCACCGTAAAACATGTGCCATTCACCGACTTGTGGGTATCCCCGTTTATTGGCATTAGTTCCAAGAATTCAACCAAAAAATTTGGCATCGTGTTCACCACCACATTCTAGTTGACACGCGCATTTGCATCACGTATACTTGATGCGTTGTGTGGCGGTATCGTCTAGTGGTTAGGACGTAGCCCTTTCAAGGCTAAGACTTGGGTTCAATTCCCAATACCGCTACCATTTTACAAGGATATGAGAACATGAGTGTTTCGAAGTCAGCAGATGGATATGTAGTGACGTATACCAAGCAGGGGCACACCCTGAAATCGACGCTATATGGTGAAGTCACCCCTGAGCGAATTGCGGCGGCGAAAGCAGAACTGGCGCATCGAGCAGACCAACTCTTTACTGTAGAAAAAGCGGCACCCCCCACTACATATCGGCCACGCCGGGCATCCTCGGAATCGTATCATAACCCCGAATGGGAATATGAAGCCGATGACGAGTTTGACGACGAAGACGATCTCGATTAATCTACATACAAGTGCGCCCGCGTGGTGGAATGGCATACACGGTTGACTTAAAATCAACTGCTGGCAACGGCATAC